TTTTAGATTACGTTGTGCTCGCAGAAAATATAAACAACTAGGAATCTATTTAGAGGAAGAATAATGCCAACAATCCCATTACAAAATTTAGGTATAAAAGGCTTAAATACTGATGTGCCACCACAGGCGTTATCTCCTGAAAACTTCTCGGAGGGTCTCAATATGAGGCCTTCCGATGGTTCCTTACAAGGGGTCAAAAGATTTTCTACAACCTTTGATACTAATACTACTGGAAGTACTGCTAGGAATGTTTATGCAGTAACCCAGTGGACTCCTGTGGGTTCAAGTAGTTTTAACTTAGCTTATCTTTACGAATCTTCCACGGGGGTAGTGTCCTTTCAAGTATCTCAAGATATACTTAATCCTATTAGTAGCTCTTCTACTGTTACAGCAGTAACTAATCTAAGTCCTAATGGTAGATTTGGTTTTGACTTCTTTACATTTAACGGTGTTATCATTGTTAATGATGGTATTAATCAACCTATTCGTATATCTAATAACGGTACTGAGGCTGCACCTAACTATCAAGCATTGTTTCTTTCTAACTGGTTTTCTGGATTAGGTGATGGTAGTGCTCAAGAGGCAGTGGTAGCAAACAGAGTTACTGCTCAGAAGCTGGCAGCGTATAACAATAGACTTGTTGCCTTAAATCTTAGTGGTGCTTACTTGTCTAATGAAAATCTAGGCAACTCTTCTTTAGCATGGTCTACCCCTATCACTGATATTAATACTCTTAATGGTATAACTTGGAGATTCTCTTCAACTAATAGTGCAGGGGACGATATACTTACAGAAACACCAGGCCAACTTCTTGGTGCTAAACAACTAGGTTCTTATTTAATTGTTTACAAAGATGATTCAGTGTATAGATATCAAGATACCGGAGATCCTCTTTATTTGTCCAGTGAAATGTTGTTTGAAGATGACGGGCTATATAGTCCAGATTGCTTCGAAGACATTGGTGATGGTAGACATTTTGTATTAGGTAACTATGGTATTTACTTACATGATGGCGGTCCTAACAAATTGGACATATCTAAAAGTAGAATACAAAAAGATATTTACGATACAGTTAATCCCGCTCACAGAGATCGTACATTTACTTTCTTAAACTCAAGAGACAAAGAGGTGTGGGTGTGTTACAGTGCTGTTGGTAACTCAGGTACAGGAACTAACTTTGCCTACGTGTATAACTATAAAGAAGATACATGGCATAAGCGTTCATTGCCAAACTTAAAAGGAATAACTGAAGGTGAGATTAATGGTGAGTTATATACTTATGGATTTAGTGACCAAGGTCTTTTTCTTTTAACAGGTTCAATGGAGTCAGGAGGATATGCTAGATTCCTTAAACAAGATTTAGGTAACCCTCATGTTACTAAAAATATTAATGCTGTATATCCAATGAGTGTTAGGGCATTTAATACTACGGCTATTGCAGCCAACAGTCTTAATGCCACTGTAGTAGACTCAGAATTAAATAAGTCTTATTCGAGTAGAGACGCACGTTATACAAGAACATTTGATCCAGATAGTAATTCGGGTTATAAAAAAGATTATAGACTTAATGGTAGATATTTTAATGTAGAGATATCTATGGCAGGGGATGTTAACCCCGAGATAACAGGACTTGATTTAGAGGTTAAACCTTCTGGTCAACGATGACACTGCTACTCGCAGGATAGGAGTAAAGAATGAGCAACGTATTTATACCCTCATCAATCAGAGATAAGGCAACCAGAGATACTTTTATTGCTGTTGTAAAAGAGTTAAACACTGTAAAGACAGTTACTACCTCGGCAACGGATCCTAGTATATACACTCCCGGTAGACCCGGGGATGTTATCTTCTCGGAAAGCAGTAATAGTATCTGGGTGTTTTCAGGGACTACTTGGGTTCTTGCAGCAGACAATACCACTACGGCTACTGTTACTTTGTTTAATAAGTCTAGCGTAGTTTCTGCCCCTGCTTTACCTACCGGATCTTTTACTTATACATTTTCTTCAAGTGTATTGTCAGGATCTGGGCTTAATGGTTGGGCTCAAACTCCCCCTTCTTTAAATAAGGGAGAATACCTTTGGTCTATACAAGCCCCTGCCGTTTCTGCCCTTACTACTGATACAGTAAATGCAACCGAGTTTAGCGCTCCTGCTATTATAGGTATTGGTGGAGAAGATGGTCTAGCAGGAAACTTTTCTGACTTGCAAGGAGCTATTGCTCAGACACAAATACCTGCAGGTATAATTGACTCTACTCGTATAGCTAACGATGCGGTAATAGCATCTAAGATTAGTGCTAATGCTGTTGGTGCTAATGCTATTGCCGCCAATGTAATTACTGGAGATAAGCTGGCAGCAAACAGTATTATTACTAGCTCTGCACAAATTAACAGTGCTATTATTCAAAGTGGTAACATTCAAAATCTTGCGGTAGATACTATTAAGGTAGCTAATGATGCTATTACCAGACAAGATTTTGTATCGTTTACTAATCAGAGCGGAGCTGGCCCTTATACATTTAGTTTCAATGTAACTATGCCTTTTGCTGGCTCAATTATTGCTATTGCAAACCTAGAAATATTTGGTACTGTAGGTAGCGGCAGTACTGCAACCTATAAGTTATTTATAGATGGTACTCAGAAAGCTGGAATAGCTTATACAGGTACTAGTCTTGCAGGATTACAGACCTTAGCAGGGGGTGCTGATGTAGCTTTGGGTACAAGAAATATTACCGTTGAAGTCTCTAACATTAGCTTTACTAATCCACAAGCTGGGTGTAAGTTAACTGTATTCAGGAGGTTTAAATAATGGATTATACCTTTTATAACAGTGATACGGGGGTTATAAACTTTATTGTATCATCAAACTCAATCCCTTCTTCGGATAATGGTAGCTTTATTGAAGGCGCTTATGATCCTAATCTTTATATAATTACAGACGGTATTGCTGTAGGAAAAGCTGAGAGTGAAATAGAACAAAATGAAGTTAACTTTGCATGGAAAGAGTTAAGAAATAGACGTTCAGGTTTGTTAACCGATAGTGATTGGACTCAGTCGCCAGACTCTCCTGTTAACACTACAACCTGGGCTACTTACAGACAACAACTTCGGGATCTACCGAGTAACACAACTGATCCAAGGAATGTAACTTGGCCTGCCCCGCCTACGTAAAGGAATATAATATATATGGAAGTAATTCTACTAACACCTCAACAAGTTGTAACTTACTGGCGGACTATTGAACCTGCTATAGCGAGTGCTCTTGAAAGCAGCGTGAACGAGTCTACTACCTATGATTACCTTACATGGTTACAAGACCCGCAAAGTTATCAATGTTGGGTAGTTCAAAAAGATAATGAGATTATAAATGTTAGTATAACTAAGATTAACAATTATGCTACACACAAGTCTCTTCATCTTGTAACTACCACAGGAATAAATGGAGCACGATGGGAATCCTATAAAACAGCCCATCATATAATAGAACAATTCGCCCGTGATCAAGGATGTAGAAGAATAGAAATGTATGGTCGCAAAGGATGGTCGAGAGTACTGGATAAATTGACAGGCTCTAAAAAAGAAAAATACAGAGAAGTGTATGTAGTACACTCTATGGAGTTAGAAAATGAGTAACAGTTTATACAATCCATTCTCACCTATGCGTCATATTAACCCTAGATCTTCAGGCCTGATCGTATTTAAAGGGGGTGGCGGCGGCGAAACAGTAGAGTCAATCCCTGAATGGTACAAACCTTTTATTGAGAAAGCAGCAGGCGAAGCTTCTGCAGCCTACAGTGAGGGTGATCTTAGTAAAGTTGCTGGGCTTAATCCTGCTCAAAACTTAGGGATTAACGCATTAACACAAGCAGGTAACTTAGCTTCTAATCAGTATAATACTGGTGTTACCGGACAAGATGTTCTTATGGAACAAGCACAAGGTACTGGGGCATTTAGTCCTACTAGCACAGAAGCTCTTCGTACCAAAGCTATCCGAGATGCCCAAGGAGCGTTTGCGCCTGTTGGTGCTCAACTAGCTGCCTCGAATCAAATTGGGGGTGCTCGTGCAGGCTTACTTAATCAAGAACGTGATGCTAACCTTGCTGGTGCTCTTGCAGGATTAGACTATGAGGCTGCACAAGCAGATAAAGCTTCCCGTGCTGCAGGTGCTCAGAGTCTATTAGGTTCTTCAGGACAATTAAGTAAGCAAGCAGGTGATGCCGCAGGCTACTTAGGTCAGGCAGGAAGTACTTTACAAGAACAACAACAAAGAGAATTAGATGCAGGTTATCAAGGGCTGTCTCGTTTAGGTAGCTTACTTAGCGGTGCCCCGGTACCCCAACAACAACAGGTCTCAGGAGGAAAGTAAATGGGAGGAATAGCGCCAAATGAAGAGGGAACTAACAACGTTTCTTCTAACGCTTTACAGGATCTTGCTAACACTCAAATGCAGTTAGATCCTACTCAAAGAAGATTTTTACCTTTTAACAATAATCTTTCCGCTAACATGTACGGTCCAGTAACTACTGGAAAAACATATGAGGCTAGCCCTTATTTTGTACAACCTTTAGTAACATCTGGAACAACTACAACTGGGACAAGCACAACAGGTACTGATAATGGTGGCGGTAGCGGCGGTGGTGGCGGTGGGAATGTGTATTCTCCAAAAACTATTACTGGAACACCTACCGCTCCAACAGACGGAACTATTTACACGTCAACCGATTTTGCGGGAAATAAGGTTCCTTATACAATAGTAACTCCTACAGACGTGCGCCCTCCAGGTTACGTTGACAACACGCCATCAAACTTTTCTGAGTTGCGCCAATATTATGATTCAAGTCCAATGAATCCGGGCGGCCCAGCAATAATGCACTCAAGCGACGGAACGTCAACTAATCTTGGCTTTAATCTTGGGCCTTCCGTTCAGGGTGGCCGTGGAACAATTGTTGCAGCCCAACCTACATATGCGACTCAGCCGACTCAAGATCAGCTTGATTATGCGGAGACTAGCTTAGACCCGTTTGGTGGCGCTGGTCCCGACGTTACCTCTGGCCCCATTTCTGGATTAGTATCTGGTGGTGGAGCTGACGGCGTTGGCAACTTTGGCAAAGTAGGAGATTTCTTCGGGGGGCTTCTTGGCGGCTTAAACGTAACAGGACCACCAGTGGAAAACAAAGTTACCTCATATTCTCACCCAACGGATAATGACAAACCCGCTGGACCGGGCGACACTGGTTGGGAACAAGATCGGGCTTTGGAGGCTCTTCGAAGCGGTGGCACTGGAATTATATACAAAGATGACCGGAGAGAAGTTTACCTTGATGGGGTAATGATCTCTAACCCTAGGGGAGCTGAAGAGGCTAGAGAGATTCTTGCAAGGGCACAAGCAGCTAAGGAAGCAGCCAGAGACCCTGGACCACCTCCTATGCCACAATATAACAACAACGGTACCCCTATGGTTACCCAGAACTATAATTACGGAACAAATATGGTTAACTCAGGAGGCACTATGTTAGGAAGAGATCCCCTGGAAGCAGAGAAACAAAAACAAGGAATGGGTGCTAACTACGTACAAAGTGTTCCTGCATCTCAATCACAACCTGGTCTTGGTAGTATGTTAGCTAATACTGCTAAGTCTAAGGGAATAGATATGGTTATGGAAGGTCCATTGCAGGCAGCCTCTGGTGCTTTACTTGGAACCCTACCTACTGCTACCGCTGCTGGTGGCACAGGTATGATTGGTTCACTAGCAACTTCAGGTGCCTTAGGTGCATCAGCTGCGCCTATGTTAGCCGCTATGGGGCCTTTTGCTATTGCGGCCTTACCTTTCTTACTTAACGATGGAACAAGCAGTGTACCTGAACAGGACTTTGGCTTAGACCCTTTTGAAAATTTTGATTGGAACAAAGGACCAGCTTTAAACATGGCTAACATGGGTCAAGTTGGATTACAAGTAAGTCAAGGAAAACCTAGAATACAGTATAACACAACTGCAGGTCCCGGCCAAATAAATTCTTACGCACAATCAGATGGATTTGGTATTGATTACACAATGAAGTTTAACAACGGTAGTATGGGTGTTAAGCCTACAACTAACATGGCTTATGCTGATGGTGTAGACAGTGTACCTTCTATGCTTACTCCCGGTGAAGCAGTAATTCCTGCTCCTGCCGCACAGAACCCCGCTAATAAGCCTGCAATTAACGCTATGATTAATGAAGG